CCGGTAAAACAAATAATTGTGAATAACAACCGGCAACATGGAGGCGAGGGAGATATAAAAGTCATTGCCGAGGACATGAAGAAAAATGGGTTGATAAATCCCATTACAGTAATTGGTCCGCCCGAAGATGGTACAGGGGATCGTTTAGCCTGGGAAATCGTTGCTGGTCGGCGGCGGGTCGCGGCGGCTAAGCTCTTGGGTTGGGAAACTATAACAGCCAGGGTGCTGGAAGGAGATGAAATTAACAATGCTGAGGAAATAGCCGGATCTGAAAATATAAACCGCCTGGGTATGCACCCTCTGGACGAGGCGGTTATTTTCAAAAAGCTTCTGGAAAATGGGGAGCCCATCGAAGGCTTATCAAAAAGGTTTGATAGAACCGTCTCTGCAATATACCAGCGGATACAGTTGCTTGGGTTACATGATGGAATAAAGGAATTATTCCGTGATGGGAAGTTATCTCTCCATGCGGCCGCCATGCTAAAAAGTTTAGACGAAGAGCGGCAGATAGCGTTCTATGAGAAATATGCCAAGCAAGATGAAATTTATATATGGGAGGTAAAAACCTTTATATCAAAAACCCGACAAGACAAGCTTTACAGGAATGTTGCAGATAAAGCCTGCCAAAAGTGTGAAAAAAGAACCTTCTATTCTGATAAGGCTTTATTCCCTGAATTAAGCGGAGAAGAAGATTTGTGTCTGGATCATGAGTGCTATATGGCAAAGTGGAAAACTCTATTGTCTGGCTTTATTAAAACACACAAAAAAGACAACCATACAGAAGCCAGCCTTATTGTTTTTGAGGACGACAAGCTGGCAAAAATATTCGGGAAGTCAGTGGAAGTTGACGGACAGGAATATACTGTAACAAAAACCACATACAGTAACAGGGTTGACGATAAGCCAAGCAAGACTGCAAAACCGTGCTTTTACATAATGATAGAGGAAAATGCGGATGAAGAGGGGAGAGAGGCTTTCTATTTTGCTCGTATGTACTGGAAAGAGCTTGAAAAAACAAATACACAAAATGCATCACCACAGAGAGAAAATCCATTTGTCCCGCTCGTAAAGTTACTTGAAATACCAAAAGAAAAAACACAGCAAGCACTGATTGATTTAGCTGGGAAGGATAAGGATTATTGGGCATTAAGTAACAAGGCCAGTGAATACGAGCGGAAAGTAAAACACAAGGTTTTGGATAGGCTTATGGATATTGTTGTCCAAAAGCCTGACTCCGAAACAAACATAGATCTTTTCTTAAAACATTTTTTGGAGAAGAGCTATAACTATGACAAAAATATAATTAAAAAATTCGCTGGCTCAGACAAAATCTCTGATATTAAAAAACTCACTGGAAACAGATTGTTCGCTATGCTGTACGCTTCAACGCTTAACGCATGGAAACTCCCTGATTTTGGAAAATTCACACCCGGGATAAAAAACGAAATAGCGGACTGGGCTGGAGTGCCAATCAGCAAGCTCAAGGAAATGTATCTGGAGGAGCTGAAGCTTCTAATGCCTAAGCCAGCGGAAGAAAAGAAAGAATCCAAGGTAAAACCAGCGGGAAAGAAATCAGCAAAGAATAAGACCATCTTAAAGGCGAAAGGTAAAAAATGAATCAAGTAGTTATTTGCAAAGAAATCAAATGCAATGACTACCTGACTGATGAAGGTGAACCGGCTTGGTGCTTCCAGGCCGGCCAGCCTGCACAGGTTGCAGTCGACAAGTGCCCGAAATTAGTCGGGCAAAAACAAGGAGCAAACGATGAAAAACGGAATACTAATACTGGCTGATCATACTTCAAATCTTGTACAGAATTTTAACAGATATACCGGTGATAATCATTGGCAAGAGGAATATAAAAGTATTGATGATGCGAAAAAGGCATTGAATGATGCCATGTCTCAACTGAAGAATCTTAACTGGGATCATTTGTGTGCAATTTCAGAAAATAATCGTCAAGAACTAACAACACATCAACAGAATGTAATTTTATGTTACGCAAAGCTTAAGCGTGCATTGTTGGAGGTTTACAAAGAAATTTTTAACGCAATGAAAGAGCTGTGAAAAGTACGGGGGGAACTATGACACTATTCGATGCAATAGACCAGAACGTATATATCATCGATGACGAAGAAATCAGTGATGATGAAATACAGGCTATGAGTATTGATAATCTTGAAACGCTCAAAATCCGCATCAACAAAAGGATCAGCGGCATATCTGCATCAATTCGGGATAAAAAGTTTGACTACAAGACTACCGGAAAAGCCGCTTCAAAAGACTGGTTCATGAAAAGTAAATCTGCTTTGTCTATAAATCAGCGTGTTCTTTCCTACGTGAACTATCTTGTTAAGAAAAGGCAAAAGGCATCGAGAACAATAAGCGATTACTTCATGGAACAGGCACGAGGCATTTTACCCAGGCAGGATTATGAACACATTTTGAACAGCGCACATAACGAAAAAGAAATTATTGAACACAGGGAGGGGTTATATGAAGGAGATAATTTTAACACTAATACTTTGCGTGTCGGTCGAGATAGGGGTGCCGCCGGAGTTCGTAACTGCAATTGTAATGACTGAAAAATCATTACCGAATCCTGTAAACAGTTTTTTTGCTGGTTTAGAGGATTCCCCTTACCCGGAGGAAAATATCCGTGCCGGTATTGAACATATCCATTGGTTAATGGAGCAATTGCATTACTGTACATGGTTCAGTGTGGCAATTGGATACTACGCAGGATTAAGCAGAGTGTGGGATCCGCCGTGGCCGTCAATTATATATGCCAATGAGGTGGTGTTAAAGATGCACGAATTAAGCGGAGAAGGAATGTACTTTGACCCCAGAGTTAATGCTTATGATCGCCCCCCCTTTCGGATACCCACCGAGAGGTTGGCTAGTGATTTTGTGGATCTTTTTCGGTGAACGGTATGGATTGGGCATTATGGCTATTTATTGTGTTGAGACTTTGGGCGGCGTTTCTTTTGTTGGCGGCGGTTATATGGCTTATTATGCGGAGCAGTGGGTAGGAGGGAAGAGATGAAAGAATTGATGTATTCGTTTGTCGATTACACATGGAATCCGGTTAAGGGGAAATGTGATTATGATTGTTCCTACTGTTACATGAAGAAATGGGGGAATAAGCAAAAACCGCTGTATTTAGACGAGAAGGTTTTGAAAAAAGGCCACGAGCCTTATAACACTATATTCGTCTGTTCCGGATGCGATCTCTTTCATCCTGGAATCCCCGGTGAATGGATTGATAAAATTAACGAAGCAATCTTTGCCGCTGACAAAACAAATGGCTTTATTCTGCATACGAAAAACCCAAAGCGGATCTACGAGGAAAACAGGGAATGGCCGACACGAACAGTGATTTGCGTAACGGTAGAAAGTAATATCCCATGGCCAGAGATCAGTAAAGCACCACAGCCCTTTGAACGGATTGAGTATCTGAGAAAAATATCACAACCAATGATCCCCATGATAACCATTGAGCCGGTTATGGATTTTGACGTGATGACTTTTTCGGAAATGATATTGAGCTGTAAACCTTATCAGGTGAACATCGGCGCCGACAGCGGACGCAACAATTTACCCGAGCCGACCCGGGAAAAAGTGGAGAAACTAATAAACTTACTTTCCCCGGAAACCCAAATCCATCTAAAAGAAAACCTCCGCAGGATTTTGCCGGAAAGTAGGTACTATGGGAGCCGTTAAAAACACCCCAAAATACCCCCGTATCGGTACCGATACGAGGCGTAAAATAAAAAAAGGTACTTCCACCCCAAAAAAGAAAAAAACCCTGCTTAAAAAGCGTTTTTATGAAATCAAAATTCGGATAACCGCAGAGGAATTTGAACGAGGATTGCCATTTTTTGAAGGGCAGAAATATCTCCAGAAGTACGTGCTTGACGCTTATCGGGAAAAGGTAAAAAGAGCAGAGGCGCATGATAAAGAGGCAAAGCAAAAAACATTGATAAATAACGCTGCCTTACTTGAACCGGCGATCATAGAACTGCACAAACAAGGGAAGTTGGATTTTTTAATTGACAAGAGTAATGGAGGGGAGAAATGGCAAGACCGGAAAGACATGATGTAGATTATTTTCCTTTTGTCGTAAAGCGAGGAAAAACACTAAACATTCTTCAAAATCAATTTGGATTAGAAGGAATGGGTTTTTTTATTAACTTGTTAAGGTTTTTATCAATGACTCCGGATCATCATTATTCCATAAGTGATGATACCGATAAAATGAATTTCTTTTCTGAAATAGGCATAAAGGATCACGATGTTGGGATAGCCATTATTGAATTACTTGTTAAGACTGGAAAACTGGACAAGGAATTATGGGAAAAACACAAAGTTATTGTGTCAGAATATTTTCTTCTTTCGGTTAAAGATGCATATAAAAGGCGTGAAAACAAAGTTATAACCATCGAAGAAATAAGAAAAAAATATACAATAATCCCTCAAAGCAATACAGAAACCCCTCAAAGCGGTACAATAACCCCACAGGATGCCAATTTTGAATACAATAACCCACAAAAGAAAAGAAAAGAAAAGAAAGTAAAAGAAAAGAAAAGAAAAGAAAGTAAAATTGCGGAGGCAGAGCCTCCGGAGTTATCTGAATCAACTTCCCCACAATCTTCCGGAAAGCAAAAAAAACTACCGCTTCGCCAGAGGGAGCCCGTCAACGACATGGAGCGAGTTGAAAAGGCCTATTACCAAAACTGGGACGTGCTTTATTCCAGAAAACTTGTCAAGGCAGTGGAGCCAGTTGTGAACTGGAATCAAATCAGGAAATTATTAAAAACTCATTTGGACAACATAACACCAGAAGAACTTATTCGAGCAGTTAATAACGGACTGAAGGATGATTGGGTTATAAAAACCGGATATTCATTGGCGACTATGTTATCTGCAAATGTTTTGAACCGGTTAATAAATGCCGGAGAGGGAAATCGGGTACCAGCCGGATTGGATGACAAAGAATCCTTAGTCGGATTACCGTCAATTTTTTAAGGAGTATTTATGACTGATGTAAATGTAAAACCAATTAAAGACATTTTTAAACTGGAAGATATCCCCGACCAAGGGTTTGAATGTCCAAAACATGGGGAGTACACGGGAACGGTCTTGAAGTTCCTGGGCATTGAGATGAACCCTGTCTGCCCTGAATGTCAAAAGATTGCGGACGAAAAGCTAGCTGTTGAAAAACTGGAAGAAGAAAAACGCCGAGAGGAAAACGCCCGGGAGCTTGCTGTTCGGGAGCGAGAACAGCATTATGCGGAACTGAACATCGGGAAAAGATTCTGGGAAGAATCCTTTGAAACGTTTGATGCTTATACTCCTGTCCTTATGCAGTACCTGGATAAATGTATTGCGTTTGCAAATGAGCCCCGAGGGCGGATGCTACTTATGCTGGGTAAGAACGGTAACGGTAAAAATCACTTGGCGGCATCTATTCTGAAAATTACCAGCGGGTGTATGTATTCTGTTTTTGAAATAGAACTGCTCCTGAAAGAATGTTATTCCGGGAAGGAAGGAGAATCAGAATTATATCACCGGCTGTGTAAAACTCCCATGCTGATAATCAATGAGATCGGCAAACATAAGGTTGGCGAATGGGAAACAAACTTTATGTCATACATCATAAACAAGCGATATGAGAACCTGATGCCTACAGTTTTGATAACCAATGCCCACCTGAAAGAAAACTGTCCGCAGAAAGGTTGTTCTGTTTGTTTTCAAAACCTTCTGGGAAACGATGTATTAAGCCGGATAGTTGAGGATGGGGAAATTATGCAATTTAACGAAAAAGATTATCGGTATATAAAACGAGAAAAGAGGGGAGATAATCTATGCAAATGAGTCCAATGGAAAGATCAACCTATAATGCAAAATATAATTATCGGCTCGTTGTAAGATCAGATAATATTGATCTGAAACATTGTGATAATTGTTATCATTTTTTGTCTAACGCCAATGAGGAATATTTAGTACACAACAGAGGCCTGAAGGCCTGTCATTTGATGCTTCAAAGTGGGAATAGTTTTAATGATTCTCATGTTGAAATGCGTGGACTATGTGATCTATATCTAAGAAAAAACGTAAAAAGGAGATAAAAATGGCTCTTGTGATAATACACGGATCTACTGTTTTGATTTTTGTACTGTTAATTGTATTTCTATCAATACCAACCCTTTCAAGAAACCGACGTGAGGTTGAAAAATATGAAATGCTTGGAATTGAAACGATTGTGAGGAGGCTTAATAAAGAATTTAAGTATAGCTTGTGCAGTTTTTACCTAAACCTTTTTGTTTTGGTATCTAATACGATTTTATTTGGAATAAGTCTTCAGGAAATTTTAAGGAGTAAACTATGAAAAGCGAAGTTACTAAAACTACAATTTATGAAAATGAAACATGGAAATTAACGAAACACTTTGACGGTGTATATGTAATTGAGAGCCAGAAGAAACTTGAATTAGGCGAGCCGAAAGTATACATGAGTTTAAGTCGGGATAATTTTTTAGAGTTGGCAGAAATGTTAGTTGACGTTTTTGTAAAAGAGGAGCAATAAATGAACCACATCTTTGAAGAGATCGCCGCCGAGCGTCAACGGCAGAATGATAAGTGGGGGGAGCAGAACCACCCTATGTTGGATAGGCTTGATTATGTTATGCAGTGTAAGAGTCTGCAAGATTATTTCAGGCGAAAATTAAAGGCAGGAGAAGTAGATTGGCATAACATATTACTTGAAGAAGTCTACGAAGCCTTTGCCGAAACCGATCCCGCTCGTCAGCGTGAGGAAATGATCCAAGTGGCGGCTGTGGCTGTGCAAATCATAGAGTATCTGGATAGGCAGAAAAACGGCTCTTTAGATAAGTTTGCAAAAGAGTTTGTAGAAAAGACACTGCCACATAGGAAGAAGAAGGCGACACAAGTGGAAATTTGTGTTCACTGCGGCCAACCGATCAGGGAATCGCGGTGCAAAGGTTATTGTAACCAGTGTGCCGATGAGCATGGTTTGGTTTTTTGATAGGCAGAAGGAGGGAGGAGCGGCTTGGTAACTCATATTAACTATACTAAGGGATATTATACTGCATTGTGTGATGTTATGACATGGTTTGATAATCCCAGTGAGCTATTAAAACCAAATGTAAAAAAACAGGTAATGTTCTGCCTGAAAAAAATATGGGAGGAGAGATCAAAATTCATGGTTGAAAAAGCAGATTATGACTTTTCTCTATCCCTAGAAGATCAGGAGTTGTTTTTTGGTAAGGCTCATGTAAAAAAGATAAGAGAAATGCTTAGTCGCAGGGCAGAAGATAAAATTGATGAAGGAAATGATAAATGATAAACAAAGAATCATTTTATGAACAACTAAAACCCTTTGCACATAAAAACATACCAATAAGATTAGTAATTCGTTTTGGAGAACACTATGAGTTATTGTTTAGCTGGGAACGCAGAATACGGTTAGGAGAATATACTCCTATGTATGCCCAGTTAATAGATATGCGGAAATCCGGCTCTAATAAGTATGTTGCTCCTGATTTAGACTTTGACCCAATAAAAGAAGGCATAACAACAGACTATAGGTTATATAAGTATCTCTGTAAGTGGGTTAATAATGCAATGAAAGAATACGAAAAAGCAGATAATTAGTTTGGATAGGAGGCAACCCATGATTAGTAAACACATATCCTGTAAAGCAATCGGCTGTAAGGGTGGACAATGTAAACATTACTTTATGGACTGTGATTATTCTAAGGCTGAAATTGATTTTGCTGGAAGTAATTTACAAACAACTCTAATCAATGCGAGCAAGGATAAGCTTGAGGAATGGAAAGGTAGATGCCAGGGTGCATTAAACCAATTTCCAAAATCAGTTTTTTGGAAGGAATCTGTTGAGTATTTGGAGAGGAGAGGGAGATGAAAAGTTATACTGTAGCAGTTGAAGGAGAATACGCAGAACATCACTGGTGTAAATATAACATCGAAGCAGAGAGCGAAGCGGAGGCAAGAATAGCGGCTGTAAAGATGTTTGTTGAGGACAACGGATATGATTGGACAAAGTTTACAACAATTATTAACGGGAAAGTTGAGGAGAAATACACATAAGAATTATTCAAAACGTATGTTTTGAAAATATATTTTAGGAGGTATTCCAATGGAATGCACAGACAAAGAAAAAACTCTAAAAGTGTTGGACACACTAAAAGAGTTAATGTCCGATGACAGTGGGTCGTCTGTCAAAATGGCAAGCTTAGAAGAAACGCAAAAGTTTCAACCGATTCCACAATTAAGTTTTGGTGAAAAACTGCGTTACAAGGGAACAGCATCATTGAGGTTTCCGAAAAAAGATGAGGAAGTTTTCGTATACAGCGTTGATGTTCCTTTAGCTTCACCTGAAAGTGATAGTCGTGCTATTAGCAGAAATGATTTTACTTTTATTGTTATTTTCGGAGACGGCAAGCTAAGAGAGTTTTCAGCAGATTCACGACATTTTGAGCGTGTGGAGTAATATGTCCAGGCCGGGATTATTCCTGGCCTGAATTACAAAGATGAAAGGAGAAACAAGATGAAAGTAGTAATAGAACGTGGAGATTACAAGGGAAATGCTACGCTAACAATTCGTAAGGACACAGAAGAATTGGACAGGTTTCCGTTTTCGTTCGGCCTAGGCAAGGCAAGGGTATTATTGCAGGCATTGAGGCAGGAACCGGATTTCCTTGAAAAGTTTGTTGAGGAGGAAGGTGATGGTATTGGGTAAAAGATACATTAAGGACAATGACATACTTGTTACTTCGTATAATGATAACATGAAGCGGGCAGAAGTAAAAACGAATAATGAAATTTATTATTGTTATTGCGGTGAAGCAATATATCTCAATGAAATAAATAACTTGGAAATGAGAATGTTTGAGAAGATGCGGGAGAATCAAAAATGAAACAATGTCCGATCGACAAGAACTGCTACGCCTTTGAAACTGTTGAAGAGTTTAATGAAACCTTTACAAGATACGCAGAAAGAGAAGACAAGGAATTAAACGATAATTTGTGCATTGAAGGAAACAGCGGACTTAATTTTGATGATGTAAAAAACTGGGTTGCTTATTTTGGTTTGGAAAATGTTTATTTTGAAGGTGTTGATGGTGATTTTGATTGTATAACTACATTCTATTTTGACATAAAAAACGCAAAGCATAACGGACAAATATACCTTTCCAGGCCAGACGAAATATCATTTTACAATGGCTTTTTGCATATTTGGTTTGATTAAACAGAGGGAGAGCAAAGCATGACGCGAGGAAGTTTTTTGAAACTGAAAATACCAAATCTGCCGTATTGTCATTTTCCGTATAGAGGTGCCAGTAATCAATTTTGGGAAAGCTTTCACATTTACAATACAAATAAACGGGTTCAAATAAATGTATATTGGAAAAATTGTGGTTATTCGACCGCGGTTAATAATTCAGACGAAGGCGAGGTTTCAGTATCACTACATGATGAAAAAATTAAAAATCCGTGGAAACAGAAAAAATTAGTTATGGAATCGACCAAACGTTTTTCAAATAAAAAGTTTATCAATGTATTTAAGGAGATTATGGCTTGAACAAAGAAGATCGAGAAGCAATACCAGATTTTGGTGATGTAGTTTTTTCAGGAATAAGACAAGGGGATAAACTCGAATGTCTAAACTGTAAAAAGTTGTTCAATGTGGCAGGAATCTTGATCTCTACTGATTTGTCGAAAGAAATAATACTGTGCCCTCATTGCAAAAGAGGCATTGATGTTAAAATGTATCATCGTGAGAAGGGAGCTTAGTTTTGGCCAAGGATAAAGAAATGAAACAACCTGATCTATTTTTTTCTGATCCATTGCCTGCTGTGAACAGTCAAAAGCCAGAAGAAAAACCAGAACCAAAACCGGAACTGAAAAGAAGTGCATTGATACCGAAGATGGTCAACGATGAATGGGAAATATACTGAGGAGGTTATTATGGGTATGGGTGAAGAACACTATGATCTTTTTGGCAACGGAGAGTTTTCTGAACGTATTGATGAATTACGATATGAATTAGAAAACGAATCAGATGATTCTTTGTTAGAAAGGGCTATTAGCATTGGTGAAGAACTTGATGACTTTAAACCTTTCCCTGCATATTCAATTGCCTTGAAGATACAAAGAAATGGCTGGAGATTGACAGAGAAACAGCGTATGGCATTTACTGGTTGCCTTGCCTATCGTATTGCAGAGAAGGAGCGTGAAGAATGAAAGAACGTAGATTAGCTGTTTACTGTTTAAATTGTCAAATGTGGTTTGATACAAAAAAGGGATGGCAAGCAAAAACGAGTGGAAATGGGATTACTCCACTTTGCCCCTGTTGTAAGTGTGTGTTAATGCAGATTGACTATAAAATTTTTATTGATCAAAACAAAAAAGAAGGACGCTTGGATGAAGTAATGACATGGGAATATCCAGACGGTAGTTTTTGGCATAAGGAGAAACTATGAAAATAAAAACCACGATTTATTTACCAGTAAATGAAAAAGGTAATAGGCCGTCAGTCTCCTTTGAAACTGGCACAGACAACGTGAAAAGCATATACCAATATGGCGACACAGGTATAAAAATAACATTTGATGATGATTCATCATCGGTATATTACAATATGCCGTTTGAATATCATGAATTTCCCGAAGTGATTGATGAATGGGATGTACCATTTTAAGGAGAGAGGTGAATGACAGCGGCCGAAGTGCAATATGCTTTAACCTATTCTCAGACTTCTCCATTTTATATTCGGTCTCATATTGTAGTACCCAATGTACATTGGGGTCTTGGGTTTAACCATGAATTGGATCTACTGTCAATTTCCATACCGGGCTTTATAGGGACAGAAATTGAAATCAAAGTTTCAAGAGGAGATATTAAAAGGGATCTGGAAAAAAAGCATAAGCACTATGACCCGAGAATAAGGCAGCTTTATTTCGCTGGACCATACGAGCTATCCGGTGATTTTTATAAATATGTTCCAGAGGAAGCGGGGATTATTGTTGTATCGAATATTTCGTCTGGCAGGTATCAATGCAGAATACGGAGGAAGTCGAAAGTTTTAAAACAGTGGAGTAAAGCGTTTACAGACAAAGAAGTATTCCAGCTTATGCGGCTAGGAAATATGCGGTACTGGTCATTATTCTCAAAGCAGTTCAGGAATAAAATAAATTGATATGGAGGAATGAACCATAATGGGCATTAAAAGAAACTTGCTTTTGAATTATCCGATACACTATAACCTTAATGGCAAAGCAGCCTGCGGGATAAAGAGCCGGAAAACAGCAACGAAGATTGAATATGTTACCTGCAGAGGCTGTTTAAGTTGGTACAAGGAAGCGGAGGTCAGAGATGAAAAACGGTGAATTTATTCATACCATAGAAAGTCTAAAAGGCTCATCCCATGAATATGGAAAATGTGAAATTTGTAATAAACATTGTACTGAAGTATTTATACTTGATGAGAAAAAATATTATACCATTCCAGATGTTATTTGCAAACAGAGGAAAATTGCCAAAGGATCATTAGGAATCACAGCATACGGTTGTATTTTATCCAAATTTGGTCATAAAGAATGTTTGGAAAAAATGAAAAAAGAAAGGATAAAACTGAATAAAAATAATTTTTCTCCGCAAAATATGACATAATGCACAATTTACAACATAAGAGACTATAGAGAATATAAAGAAAATAAAAAATTTGACATTAAAAATTCATGCAGGTATACTCCCCCTTGAGGGAGAATCACATGTACACTGTTCTCAAAGCCGGAGGCGGATTGTATTCGCATACCGGTGTCAAACTATTCCAGTATTTCCGGAATAGATCCAAACTATCAAAATACTTTTTTGCACTGCTGGGTTTCTTTGTGGTGGCGGTTTTATGGAACGGCTACAGCATCGTAAAAGCGAGCCCCGCCATTCCTACCGTCGGCGACATTATGCAAATGGTATTTTACCTTATCCGGGACGGGCCGTTCCTTTTACACATAACAGCCAGTATGCAGATCATACTCCTGGGCATCGGTGCCGCTGCGTGCATTGGGTTTACCTCAGGGATTTTAATATTCCGGTACCCGAAACTCAAAGCAGCCGTCATGCCAATAGTGGAGTCTATCCGGGGCATAGCCGCCCTGACGTTATTCCCGCTTATAGTAGTTGTGTTCGGCATAGGCCATTTCCCCCGGGCGTTCATTATTTTCTGGACCGCATGGCCGGCAATAATCCTCTCCACAATTCACAGCCTTGAGGTTGACGGTAGCATAATCGATGCCGCCCGGGTTTACGGCGCCGGAGAATGGACAATCATCACACACATAAGAATTCCAATGGCCTTGCAGGGGCTTATAACAGGCCTTCGTATCGGGGTCGGCGGCGGATGGATAAGTCTCATAGCGGCGGAGATGCTGGGGGCTTCTCGTGGCCTGGGCTTTTACCTTCTTTGGAGTTCCCAATCTTTTGAGTTCAGTAAAGTATACGCCTGCATATTCATCATTGCCGCAATCGGCGGATTGATGAACCTTTTCCTTATTTTTCTACAGAAAAAAGCAAAAAAACTAACAGGAGACACAAAATGAAAACACTTTTAGCCGTTTTTCTAACGGCACTATTCATATCATGCGGGGCAGAGAAAGAAGCTGTCCGCTATGTCGGGTTCCGGATTTACGATCCGGTTTATGTTGCCTTGGAATTAAACCTATTTGAAAAACACGGCGTCAATGTGGAAATTATCGATCTCATTGCCGGGGGCCCCACGGCGTTACAGGCAATATCCGGAGGCTCTGCGGAGATAGCCTTATCTTCTTACATGGCCATAATCAACGCAAGCGTCCAGGGACTGCCTATAATTGCCGTTTCCGATATTCAATCGTCCATCGGGACACAGCCCCTTGAGGAGTTTTTTGTACGTTCCGATTCCGGGATAGAAACCATCACCGATCTTGCTGGAAAGACAGTGGCCATAAATCTTGTTAAATCGTCCTTCCACTACACCTGGCTCATGGCACTGGAAGCCGCAGGCATGGCCGAGACCGATGTTGAATTCGTCATTCTCCCCTTTGAACAACAGGAGCTAGCCCTCATAAACCACCGAGTAGATGCCATTGGAGTATTACAGCCCTACACACTGCGGGCCCGGGAGAACCCGGAAATTAAAACCCTCTTTACTGCACTGGACATATTCGGGGAGCGGCAATTCACCACCCATGTAATGAACAGCAATTGGGCGGAGAAAAATCCAGAGCTGGCCAAGGGTTTTGTAGGTGCAATAGCGGAAGCCGCGGCATGGATTGAAGCCAACCAGAACGAAGCCCGGGAAATAATCTCCCTCCATACCGGCATCCCGGCCAGGGACATAGAAAACTACTATTTCCAAGAACATGCGGCGGTGATCATGGCAGATGCCCAATTCTGGCTCGATTACATGAGGAGTACCGGGGAAGTAACAGCCCCTCATCTGACTGTAAACGACTTCGCAACAAATAGATTTAACCCATTCGTGGAGGAATAACCTATGAAAAAAGAACGCAAAGAAGTAAGCCTGGCGTTGTTAAAAACGCCAGAGAAGAATACCCGCATACATCCGGAAAAGCAGATAAGCGAGATCCGCCGCTCATTGCAGAAGTGGGGGCAGTATAAAAACATCGTAATTGATGAAGAAAACCTGGTCCTTGCCGGCAACGGCCTTGTAGAAGCCATGCGAGCCGAGGGAATGAAGAAGGCCTGGGCGGTTATCCTGACCGACTTACCAGAAAACGAGAAAAAGAAACTGATGATGGCTGACAACAAAACCGCAGGCCTGGGGATTGATAACCTAAACAATATCGAGGCTCTCATAGGGGAGCTGGCAGGGGATTTTGACATACCAGGGTTTGACGATGACGTGCTCAATTCCATCAACGCAGCATCAGAGGAAATCTCCCAGGCCTTGGACGATTACGGAAAGGCAACCGTAGAAAACCTGACCGAAATAGAGGCCCGCGTAAATGTAAATGACGGCGAAGGAGAAGATGGAGAAACCGGCGACCCCATGGCCGCAAACATGGAGCGGAGATCTGTCAAATGTCCGGAATGTGGTGCCGACGTATGGTTATAAAACGAGAAGGGAACAGAACCGTCCTCGCGGCCGCCAGAAAACGAATAAAAAACGCATTTTCCAACGGGAAAAAGGTATATGTATCATTTTCAGGGGGCAAAGATTCTCTCTGTCTCTTGGATCTGATACTGAAGCTGGCGGTACAAGGAGAAATAGACCCGACCCAAATAATAGTCGAGTTCATCGATGAGGAAGCAATTTTTGACTGCATTGAAAAAACAGTAAAAGACTGGAGGAACAAAATACTACTGTTAGGGGGAAAGTTTAACTGGTTCTGTCTCGAGGTAAAACATTTCTCCTGCTTTAACCTGCTGGAAGAAGATGAATCATTTATCTGCTGGGACAGCACGAGAAAAAAGGAATGGATAAGGAAACCCCCACCTTTTGCCATTATGCAGCACCCGAAGCTAAAGAACCGCACCAACACCTATCAGGATTTTCTCATGAAGCATAATTCAGACGGTATCGTAATAACCGGGGTGAGAATGGCTGAATCTGTCCAACGTTCCAAGTACATGGCACATTCCTTTTCCTCAAAAAGCGGTTTAGCTCGGGGGAACATGGTATGGCCGATTTACGATTGGAAAGATACGGACGTGTGGAAATATCTCTATGAGGAGAAAGTGGAGATTCCGGAGATATACCTTTTTCTTTACCAAAGCGGAAGCAGGTTGAATGAATTAAGGGTTTCCCAGTTTTTCAGTGTTGATTGTGCAAAGTCATTGGTGAAAATGAACGAATACTACCCGGCTTTGATGGACAAAATCATAAAGCGGGAGCCAAACGCATACCTTGCGGCTCTTTATTGGGATAGTGAAATGTTCCGGCGGTCATCAAAAACCAGAAACAAGCTGGAAGACCCGAAGGACTATAAGGCAGAGGTATTCAAATTACTGAATAACCCTCAGAAGAATTTCGTTACAAAAGGCTCCATGGAAAACGCACAACGCATCATTCAGCTTCTCGTAAAATACAGCCCAATCATCGAAACAAAGATTTACAAGACAATTTATGACTGTCTTGTAGGGGGAGATCCAAAGAAAAGAACCCTCAGAGCAATCATAACGAATATAAATATGCAGTATTCACAATTAAACAACGGGAGAAGAAAAAAATGAAAAACGATATGACAGCACCATTAAAAACCTTGCAATGGGTAGAGCGTGAAAAAGTACGCCCGAATTTATATAATCCCAATAAAGTGTCAAGAGAAAACCTTGACCTTCTCACGCAATCTATCCTCAGCAATGGCTGGACACTCCCCATTGTCTGCCGGCCGGATTACACCATAATTGATGGTTTCCATCGGTGGACAGTGGCTGGAGAAGAACCGTTAAAAACAAAATTACAAGGCAAAGTGCCGGTAGTCATCGTAAAGCACACCGACAAAGCAAAGGACATATACGGCACCGTTACCCATAACAGAGCCAGGGGAACACACCTGCTGGAGCCGATGAAGAACATCGTTAAAACCCTCATGACACAGGGGAAAACAATAAAAGAAATAAGCAAAGAGCTAGGAATGAAGCATGAGGAAATATTCCGCCTTTCCGATCTCTCCAAAGAACATTTCTTGAAAATGATGGCATCTCGAGCAGAAGATTATTCAAAAGAAATATACATGCGAAAAGTGTAAAGCTTGACAATTTCAAAAAAGGTATTATAGTCTGCCATAATGAGGGGATAATTATGGCAACTCCAAGAAAAGATCCAAAAGACTATCTGCCAACAGGTAGACCGTCAAAATACGAAGACTCAATGTGTGAAACTGTTGTTTCCTGTATGAAGAAAGGATATATCGTCGATGAAGTATGTTTAGAATTGGGAATTCACAGGGACACTTTTTTCGAATGGTTAAAAGTACATCCAGAGTTTTCCGACTGTTATAAAAAAGGAAGAGCTGCTTTTAGTGCGTTCTGGGCAAGAGCATATAAAAAGGTGATGATGGGTATTCCTCTCAATCCTCCTAAAAAACCAAATCCAAAAACAAAGGCTGAAAAAGTAAAAAGTCGTGAAAAAGAAAAAGAAGAAGAAGCACTACAGCTAGGTAGGGCTAACCCTGCCATGATGATCTTTTACATGAAGGCTCATTGCGGATGGAGAGAAACCATCGTCAATAAAGACATTGTAGAGTTTAACGATATTCCAGAAGCAACAAAAACAAGGCTCAGTCAGATTTTTAACACCACAAAAAACATGTCAACGAAAATCAAACCAGCAATCATCGAGAAAAAAGGAACGACAGGAAAAAGGAAGAATGGGGAATGAAAGCTGGGAGCAGCAATTTTATTCAGACAAATTCCTGCGGATAATAGCTGAGGAACCTCATAAATTAGGCTGGTTTATAGGGCGTGATAAACTAAGTCCTCTCCACAGCGAATGGATAAGATACTGCTGGGACAGTGATGAACCAAGAGCTTTGCAAGCCTTCCGCGGAAGTTATAAATCAACTTCTGTTCTGGTAGTTGGTGCAATACGCTGGATGTTGTTTCACCCTGACGACAGGATCGGCATATTCCGCAAAAGCTTCAACGCCGCCGCTGACGTTACAAATACTATAGCCGCGGCAATGGCCTTGCCGGAAATGAAAGAGCTATTCCGGTATGCACATGGCACAGAGCCGAAGATAACCAGACAAAGAGACGGTAGATATCAGTGGAGCTTCAAAAAAACACTAACACCCGAAGGAAATATAACGCCAAAAGGAATTGACGGATCTGTAACAGGAGACCACTTCGACAAAGTAATTGTAGACGACATAATCACAGTCAAAGACAAAATAAGTCGTGCAGAGCGGGAACGCACAAAGGAAATGGTACACGAAATAGCGGCGAATATCATTGATCCCGGCCAGGGCAGTACATGGATCGGTACTCCGTGGCACCGTGAAGATGCATGGAAAGAAATAAATGATTTTTGCGACATAGCGAAATATCCACTCAGCAAATATATTGACAGGTTTACTTTCATCAGCAAAGGAGAAGAAGAAAGGCGGCGTAAATTAACAACACCATTTCTATACGCTATAAATAACGAACTGGAAATAGGAAAGGACGAATCTCTCCTCTTTGCTGATCCGCGTTATTCAAAGGGCTGGGATTTTACCATCCGTGATGTTGTAGGACAATTGGACGCTGCTTATGACGGAGACCATTACAATGCTCTGAGCTTTATAGCTCCTCTCCGCGGCAAAGGTGAAGATACAATTTTTCAAGCAGTAGGTTTCGTTTTTTCTGGCCACGTCAAAGACTGGTATTCGACTATAAAATCTTTATGCGAAAAATATAGAGTAAAATTTTTATTTATTGAATCCAATGCAGACAAAGGAATGAGTGCAAGGGACTTGACGTCAATGGGTTTACGCATTAAGTCTTATAATGAACGACAAAACAAACATCTAAAGATAAGCACTAATTTATATAAGTTTTGGGATAACATTGAATGGGCACCAGAGTCAGACGATGAGTACATGGCACAGGTTACAGATTATCGTGAAGGAGCAGAACCTGACGATGCACCGGATTCAGCAGCGTCGCTAATCAGAGAAGCGTTTGGTAACAGCACTGCTCTTGACGACGAACACCGGGAACAGATGGCAGCCAGGCGAAGGAGAGATTGATGATAAACAGCAAACCAAAAAGCATTAACATAATGGGAGTTCCTATAAAAATAATTTATTGTGATAATCTTATTGATGTTGATCCAGCTAAACGAGAAGCTATTTTGGGTAATGCTGATTATGTTAAGCAAGAGATAAGAGTTTATGGCGGAGGCTCTATTGAAGCAACATGGCAAACTCTTATGCATGAAATACTGCATATCATAGGTGATATGACAAAAACAAAAATGCTTGCGTTGGACAGTTTAGAAAAACACAACGAGCTCGATTGTCTCGCAAATGTATTGGCAGATACATTTATCAGAAATAAATTATTTAGTTTCCAGTAGAATAAACTCGGGAGGAGAACAATGAGTAACAGCACATTACAAGGCGGACACTTTCAAAAACTGATAGGCCCACTAGGGTTCTGGAAAAAAGGCGGAGAAGAACGGAAGGATTTAGGAAAGCGAGATCGTTCAAACCGTCCGCAGAGCGTGGACATGAGTGGGGGTTTACAGGCAAACGCCGAAACACTTTACGGCCTGTTCTATGGCGACATCGACGGACTTCAATTCGCTTCTCCGATGGCTTATACACCAGTTGCAGTACCAACAAACTTAATCGGCATACCGACACCAAAGGCACCGGATAAAAAAACACAGGAAGCAATAAAAAGCATCATAGACGACCAGAGTGATGAATGTCCCATCATTGTTCAAACATACCTGCTTATCGGTACTGCATGGCGTTGGTGTAGGTACAGCCAGAAGCTGGGGCGGATTATTTGGGAAGCAATACCAGATCAAAATATAACCGACATCGAGATTGACATAGACACAAACGAAATAAATGTTGTCTGGGATCATGTCATGATACGCTATGTTGACGGATACAATCAAATCAAATACGCAGAACGCAAACGGCGTATCGGTAGAGACTATATTCAAATCTGGTGGACAAATACCAGCGACAGAAGCGAGCTGAAAAATATCAAAATGAATAATCCATTTGGATTCATTCCTATTCCGTTCAGCCATGAACCAAAAGAGGACGAATGGAGAGGGCATTCTATATTCGGTCGCAATCTTCGACTGTTTAAGTCCACTCACAATATTCAACTAAGCCGGGACGAGACACTTTCAAAGTTTAAGCCAAAGCTAGTACAAAATACCACAGATGCTGAAGAATGGCTAAAAAATCAGGGCATCAGTAAATTAAGCGAAATAGATCCCTTTGAGGACGATTTTTATATCAATGTAGGCGAAGAAAAAACAGAGTTTCTATACCTGAACGCAGACGCAACCCGGCAGCACACAGAAGCAATCAGAGCAAACCATAACCTGTTAGTCGTCGGCTCTGGTGTTCCAGAACTGTTTTGGCCTGGGCTTGCAACCGGCAACCACGCCAGTACTGAAACACAAAAAGACCTTGGCATTTCATACATCCACGGAAAGCGGAGAGAACTGAATCGTTCCTTTGCACAACTGTTCAACCAGTCTTTGACCATAAAAGGATTCATGGAACAAACCAGATACAGCGAAGTACAGAACGACTGGGATCATTTCGAGATGGTGAGCAAAGAAGTACAGGCGAAGATTTTCCAGATGTTCTGCCAGGGACTGGGTAACATTATCCAGAGTGCTTCAATGAGCTATGACGACATCAAATACTTTGTTGATAAGTTTTATCCTGATATGCCGGACAGGAACCGGAACAAGCACAAAGAAGGAATGCTGGAACTGCTTACTGACCACACTTTGTTGATCAAGGGAGATGTGTATAGTGCCCTTGATTCGCTGAATGAACCAGAACCAAAGAGTGAACCAGACCCAAAGGCTGACGATTCAACTGAAGGGGACGGAGACGACGTTGATCCCGATGCAAAGAAGGACATAGAGGATAAAGCAGGAGCAAAATCGGTATGAAAATAAGGGGAAGATTTTATGCTTTACTGCTCATTGTTTTTGTCTCGACGACAATGCTGAGCGTAATTGACTGGCCACATGGATTGGTATTGGCTCCAATCTGGATAGCAATAGTAGTAATGATATATGCATTATTACTATTTGCTACACATGAATAGCAATGACAAAAACAGAATTCCGTAGGACGTACACCCGGGCCCGGCGTACTGCCATGGGTCTTACCCTTCAAGCCGGCCGGAAAATCCGCAGAGAATACATAAGAGTTTTCTCCATTGTCGCAAAAGCAGTAAGCGAAAGCCCTAACAAGATTTTTCTGGAAGAACGGATAAAAGCCGCTTTCCCACGGAAGGAACTCTATGACTTTATCAGGGATACTGCTCTACAAGGCCGTGTTCAGGCAGTGCGGTTAATATCTGACATCAGCAAAAAGCACATCTTTGACTTACTGGACAAAATACCCGGCCATGGTCTTAACAAAGACAAAATATCAGCCATGTACGAAAAAAAAGTAGAGCGGGTAAAAGTTGCCAACAGTAAAAATGATTCGCCACTTTTCTACAACCAAAGAGAGCTTTTCCAGACGTATTCTCTGAGCAAATCTGTATGGGATACTGTCAACTATGCAGAGGAATCAATTTTGAACATGGCCCGCGGAGGAATGAACCAGGGCAGGGACATCAGGGCTGTTGCGTCTGACATCATGGCTTATGTGAAAGGAGGCCCGTCGGTTATCCCCGGTAGATGGGGAGTGTTGGAGCCGGGGTCTCGAGAATATGCCAGGCGTCTTGGCAGAACAGGGCCGGATTACAGAGCAATAAGAGTTTACCGAACAGAAATGTACCGGAACCTGCAGGACGAAGCTATTCTGGAAGGTGAAAATAATCCAGCTTGCTCCGGAGAATATGACTGGGTTAGGTTAGGCGGCAGAGAAGGCGATCATTGCAGCGTCTGTCAGGACAATGCAGATGGTGGACCGTATACCAGAGACACTATTCCGGCATATCCGCACCCTAATTGCTTTTGCGAAATTATTCCCCGGCTTAAAGACGATGACGAGTTTATTAAACAGTTGCGGGATTACGCCAACGGCGAGGATACACCGGGAGCCCGGGAGATTGAAGAATGGGCACAGGAGAACGGGCTGATGGATGAAGGTGTACACTATTCAAAGACACATGGAGAAGGAGAATATATTGACTCACCCAATGATGATCATGACGAAAGAGAAAAACTGAAAGAAGAAATGATAATAAAGGGTATAAATGCAGATTTTAACGAAAGCAGTATAAAAACCATTGATTATATCCCGGAATTGCATGACAAAGTTAAAGCAGATTTTGATAGAATTAATGAAGTTTTAGACAAAATAGAATTTACATCAAACCCATCATTATTAGACGAAAAGAAAGATGAAGGTTCGCTATACAGCGAATTTTTCAAAAAGATCGTATATAACAAGATGATTTTCAAATCAGAAAGGAATTTACGCACTTATATTGATTTGGAAAGCGGGTGGTTCGCTTCAACAGAATTAAGTGGACAAATAGCTCACGAATACGGCCATGCTATCGTTAATCTTTTGAGATCAAATAAAGTTGATGTAATTACAGCTATTGACAATTTATTAAAGATGAATAACATAAATAGTGTCGATGATAGAGTAAGAGAAATATCTGGATATGCAAAATTTGACACAGATAATTTGATAGCAGAAGCAGTTTCTGATGTTCTCACGATGCAATCGCCGCGAGAGATTTCTCTTAAAATATATAATGCATTAAAAATATTGTATGGAGGAATTAAATGAGCCATCAAAAACAAGATTGGGACGATTGGGTAGATGGGGAAGCACCAGGTGATGAACCGCTAAGGTTAAGACAAGATGCCCCAGAAGACATAAAGAAAAAATTTGAAGAATGGCAAAAAAAAGATACCGAAGACAAGAACAACGGAATTCGGAGATAATCCATCTTATGGCAGAGAATCAAGGGCATTAGTCCAATAAATATCAGGGAGGACAATATGTTTAATATTGCGATCACAAAAGAGAACGACACAAAGTTCTACGACGATACCGACGGTAAACCCCGCCAGTATCCCACCCTTGCCGATGCACTGGTAACGGCACAGTACCACGGCCTGACACAGGATGCAGACGGCCTGCACTTTGTCAAAGACGGAGTTTCTATCGATGCTGTTACAAAAACTACTACACAAACACCGAGGGTAACAACGAATCGTGGTGGAAGCGTAAAAACAAATGACACAAACACCGAGGGTAACAACGAATCGGCTGCTGAACTCTCACAGGCAAACGGCGAAGACAACGCTCAACAAACCTAATCATTGGGATTGGGAGGGACAATGGTGCTGGGGAAAGCGACTGAACAAGCAATTATAAAAGCAGTGAGAAAAGCGGCTTTATCTGTTGACTATGGCGAGGTGCGGATTAAACTTGACAAGACCGCTCCCAAAACAGAAATCGTCATTGAAACACAAGAAAAGCTACGAATTGAAAAAAACGCTTGACACAGAGCCATAATCGAGTATACTAAGGGCAACTATTACTAAGTAGCCGACCGATATGCGGAGGCGACAAATTTCTCTATGGAAAACCATGGAGCAGTTTGTCGCCTTTTTTTTGTGGAGAAAAACGAAATGAGAAAACTGTTTAAGAACAATGCTCCGCCCCCTGGCGTGGTTTACTGCAATTACCGCACGTCAAAAACCGAACTGCCGGACGCTCAAAGCTTACCGACACTGATAAACGCTGACGCTATGGCCGCCATTCTCAAAAACGAGGAAAACCCCCTGTACAGGGTAGAGGCCATTGATTACCCGGTAAAAGGGACAGGCGGCACTTACACGGAGCGGTTTTTTGAATCGTACCTTGATCGCATGAAGACTCACCCCTTCGGTGGAAATAAGCTGGGGCACCACTACCCGGAGAGAAACGATTTTTACACCGTGGGCGGGAAACTTGAAAAGAAAGGCAACGGTGCCGGCACTGTTTATTTCAAGATTGTTGTTCCAGCCATGGGATACGAGACAACCAATTCTGGCTTTATCCGGGATGTGATGGCAGGTAACGTCCATTTCTCTCTGGTTACTTTGCCCGAGTACGAAACAAAGCTGAACGAAAAAACCAAAGAAATGGAACGGTACTTTGTCAAAAGCATCGGAAACGAGCGTAACGACGCAGTGCCTTTTGAATGCGGTGCAATGCCGCAGACAGTAAGCAACAGTGAAAGTGATTATGACTATGAAGAAGTAAAATCACTGATCGAAAACGGTCAGGTTGATTATAAATCGAAAGGGGATGAACTCATCCAGAACGGCCAAGTAACCTATTCCGTGTTGCGCCGCAATGCCGCCAATGCCGATAGCCGAACACCCGAACTGACAGAGCTTGTATCCCTGGCAGACAAACAACGAAACAGGAGAAAAACTATGGAAAGAGAAGAGGCTCTAAAATTATTGGCAGGCCTGTTCATGAACGGCCTGATTACCATGGGCGAGATCGCCACTGCTATTGGGGCTAAGGCCACAGCCTTCCTGCGTAACGAGCAGGACGACGCCAACACTGCTCTGGCAAACAGTGTCAGAGAAATGCTGGGCGACAAGCCGCTGGATCAGCTCAAGGTGTTACTCAATACCAAGGCTGAAAACGAGCGGTTCTTGGTGCAGAACGCAGTCAGGGCCCAGGTTGGTTCAGAGAAAATCAAAAACGCCAAAGGCGAGGAAGTTGACAACTCTGCTTACAATTACGCAATGAAAATGTGTAATGGCAAAGTAGGAAATGACCTTACCGCGGCTCTTGACGCTCTCAAGAACGATTCGGTCATGCAGACTTTGCTTGCTGCACAGGCAGATCATCAGTCGGAATTCAACCGCATAGAAAGCGGTGGAAGCACCGAAGCTAACGCCGCCAGCCAGCCTGCGGTGATGGAGGTGTAATCACATGAAGGTTTACATCGAAAAACAGTACAACGACGTTGTACGCATTAAAAACAGCCTGGGCAGGGATTTACAGCAAAACGAGTTTGTTGTTATCGGACAGCTCTCCGGAGTAGTTGACCGGAATACCAAAGACGGAGATTTTGTAGGCTTACAGATTCAGCCGTTCATGGAAATTCAGGTTAACGGAAAAGACCTTGCAGCACAGGCAAACGCCTATGCCGAGGGAAAGACGCTGTATTTTGGACAGGCAGCCGGCAAGTTTGCCGACGCACCCGCAAGCGGTTATGCCGCAGTTGGGCAGATTGCCCATAACAGGCTGGATGCGGAAGGTATTATCACCTTCTTCAAATTCCCCACAGCAGTAGCATAAGGAGACAGAGACATGGAAAAAAACCAACTAATCCCTGTTATTGACAGCGCGACGCTTCATGAGCGGATGGCGAACACTCGCCACAGCCGGAACGTAAGCGTTTATCAGGGGAACGCAAAAGACAACCTGGCAATGGAGCAGGTACATTCCTACTACAACCAGGACATTGTGGTAACCAGCCCGGCTTGGAGAGATTCCGACCGCAGAGCGAAGCTTCACAACAGGATTCGGGAACTTCGTGGCAAACTGGAAACCCTGAAAAATTCTAATCAGGGTTATGACCCCGCCACAGTTGCCGAACTCATAGGAGCGTATTTCATTGACATCGTGAGATTGTCAGATGAAATGCCGGACTACACCGGAGTCTTGACAACGGTGTTTAACCGCCCCGATATGCCGAAGGACATTAACCTCCGCGACTTCTTGCCTTATACCGGTATGGAGCGGGAGATCAAGGGTTCTAACGACAGCGTTCCTCTCATCGAAGAAGCCGCTGCCGAAAAAGTGTTGATCTCTCTGATGATCAAGGCTTTTGGTCATAAGAACAGCCTTTACGATGTGGTTTTCAATCCCTTCTGGGACGTAAACCGCCTCATGGAGACTGCGGCCACAATCCGCATCGATTCGCGTAACGATGATGTCATTGGCAAAATCGTCAAGGCGACTTATGACGAAAAACACACACAGGCTGTAGTGGCCAAAGGGGACACCAGAGATCTTCGCATTTACGACACAGTTGATGCCGCTATAGACAAGCTCTATAAACTGCATCACCCGCAGTTCAAGCTGAAGAAAATCGGCGAGATGAATCCGAAGGTTTACATGCTGATAAACCCGATGGATCGTCGCAGGGTTCAGCCCGTGGTTTCCGGCGGCCTCGTCGGCGCCGGTGGTCTCAGGCAGATGGTCAATGCTCTTCCGATTGACGGAATCATTCCTTATGCCCATGGTATTCAGCACGGCTTGCCTTGGGGCCAAGTCAACTCTCTTGACTTCCCCGGTGTCAAAGAGGGCGAGTATTACTTGGTAGGCGTTACCCCTTACGGTGGTATGACTTTTATCAAACGGGACCTGACACTGGAAACAGGACAGGGCTCTGTGCTCCAGCTCTCCCGCGAGGAAAGGGCGTGGTACCGCATCGGCGTAACCTTCATGGATTGGCTCATCGGCGAAACCAAGGAAGGCAAAGCCTACGGCGGAATCATCAAGGGAACTTTCCCGGAGTAAGCCAATGACGGAAGCGGAATTTGCAGTAGTACGAAAAATACGGATGATGCTCAGAGACCCTGTAGGGTTTAATGATTTTATCTATGCAGATTCCCTTCCTGAAAAACCGGATGCCCAGGCTGTCTATTATGTGGCAGACCTGGGTAATTATCAAAGATTCAATGAGCGGCGAGACTCCTGGGAAAAGGCACAGGTTAAGTTAAGTGATAATTACATCATTGAAACTGTCAACGAAAAAGGCATTAACCGCGCCGCGGTTACGTTGATTGATTTTATTATCATGGGCTTACAGTCGGGTGCAATCAGCTTCTCGGCTGGAGCGGAGAGTGTTACCAAAGCAAGCCTCCGGGACCAGATTGAGCTTTACAAAGAGCAAAAGAAAATCCTGATGTCGCAAGCTGGAATGAACACTGGAAGAACCATGAAAACAAAACAGCCTGTAATAGGCGGCGTGGCAGAGGCGTGGTAATGAGTGCTTTGTGGGACAGTCTTTTTGATGGTGTATATGACCTTATAGATCTGAACCCTGTAAAGATTGCCTGGGAGCGTTATCCGCTGATTGACAATGGCCGTGGAGTATTGGTTGTTGACACTGGTGCTGTTCCGGAAAAGCATGACGCATGGGTGAGAATAAGCCATCAGAAAGGTGGCGTGCAGGATACATCTGTTGCAGCGACAGGGCTGACGACAAATCAATCGATGTATGTGTTGATGCTTTTTGACGTGGACTTACAAGAGGGTGATATTATCACAGCGGAGACAGGGGCAATCAGGAAATGGAAGGTGGGTGTTGTGGATGAACTCTCTGTTGAAGGAGAGTGTTATGCAAAACAAGCACCATTAGTGAGGGCAGATGGATAAAGCGGATATGCTGCCTCCCAGACCAGGGAGTGCTGAAGCAGTTAAACAGATTCAGCCGCCGATGGATGCAATACCTTTTTATTTCAGTGGTGGCGTTTATCCATTAACAATAGAGGCAGCACTCGGCTGTATAAGTCAGCTATCTGGCGCACTTTCATCATATGTCCATGGCAAAGGTAATGTTTTCTATAACGAGGGAAGATAATGGTGAGAAATGATTTAGCCGGAAAACAATTTGGAAGGCTTACGGTTATAGAATACACATCTACTAAAAACAGTCGGGCGTATTGGAAGTGTCAATGTATTTGTGGAAACATAGTCGAAAAGCAAGGTAAGTTACTTAATAATGGTTTCGTAAAATCTTGTGGATGCCTAAGGCAAGAAACCAGAAGTATGTTGGGCAAGAACAATGTTAAACATGGGATGGAAGGCACGAGGATTTATGATATATGGGCACACATGCTTTACCGATGCAAGAATACTAATGCAAAAAATTACAAAGACTATGGAGCCAGAGGTATTTCCGTATATAAGGAGTGGGAACAGTTTGAGAGCTTTTGCAAATGGGCTATGTTGAATGGTTATCAAGATGATTTGTCCATTGATCGTATAGACGTAAATGGCAACTACGAGCCTTCAAATTGTCGATGGGCTACAAAACTTCAACAGGCGAGAAATAAAAGAACGACGCCTGTTATTGAGATGGATGGCGTAAAGCATACGATTCACGAATGGGCAGAAATAACAGGACTACCAAAAACGGTTATTTATGACAGGCTTAGACATGGAAATACAGTTAAACAGGCACTAGATCCTAGGATAAGGCGTGTCGTCAAGAAAACTACCGGAGAGGTGATGCGTAATGCTTGACAAAAAAAGTCTCAGACAAGTAGAAGCACGGATCGCCGGTATCTTCGGCGAAAAGGCAATAGCAGTACAAGCACTCTGCAGGAAATACTCCATGCTTGCCCAACGAACCGCCCGAGACAGCCAGGGAACAACGCAGAACAAAGGGCAGTTTTGGACTAACCGAACAACGAATGCAATTAAAGGCATAGAGGGTTATACGGTTAATTCAGGCGGAGACATCGGCTTTGGGCTGAGGCACACTATGGATTACGGAGTATATCTTGAGTTTGCCAGAGGCAGAAGTGTTCGTCCACTTCTTGAACCCACAATCCGCACACTGACGGCCTATTTCATCGATGACGTGAAAAAACTATGGTAAACGAAATCATTGCCCGGTTAAAAGAAGGCACTATAAAAAATGTGGTGCTTTTTTCGGACAGTATGAAGATACCGCCGCCGCCTTATGTTGTGGTGAAGCCTGAAACAGGATTAACGGCAAATACAAGGCAGTACCGGATCATAATTTATCATCAGCAGGGAATGTTCAATGCTCTGGAAAAATACACGTTAGTAGAAATGGATGAGCTGCTGGGCGGCTATATTGACGATAAAGAAGGCGGCCGGTTCCGCTTACATAAAGGCGGATATACTGACATAACCGCAGAGCCAGAAGGCAATACTTTTTTCATGGAAAGGATATACACGGTTCCTCTACTTGGGAATCAATAAAACTATTCGAGGGTAATACAATGGCAGTAAACAATGCAATCATAAACAGGAAAGCAAGGTTTGCGAGTGAAGGAATCAGGTTTCAAAGGCACAACCCTGACGGAACTATTCCCACCCCGCAACGCTTTCTCGGCTTCGCTAATACAGCGGATTTATCAAAGGTTCTGGCTTCCAAGAAGGGTAATATCACTATCAAAATTGATTATGATACGCCGGTTACAAAAGAAGTGGACTTTACCGCGGCGAGTGATTTGACCCGTGTAACAGTCGCACAGGCGGTAACGGCTCTAACGTCAGCCGCTTTTACTGGAATCACTTTTTCAGTAGACGGTGCGACCGGGAGGCTTAAAGGTAGTCAGACCGGGACAGGCGGTGGGAAAATAATCCAGGTGCTGGGTCCCCTTGCCGCGGCACTAGACTTCGGCCAGGGAATTAAACACGGCGGAAACGGTCTTGAGGTAATTTCCTTCTTTGATGATGAGACAATTTCAATCGGCTTGCCGAAGGACATCAAAGACAAAGAGGAAATTGAACAAGAAGGTCTCAAAGGCACCCTAAACAAAATGATCATCGGTGCAATGATCCAGGGGATTTCTCCTGTTGTTACCCTTAAAGAGAAAAATTATTACCTCCTGGAAATGATTCAGGGGGGAGATCTTGACAGGGAAAAGGGTACTTATGATCCGCCGTTAAGCAACGAATCTGATTCGCCGACTTTTTATGCGGAGATAATCTCTGCAATTTACGGATCAGGCTCCAGCAAGATAAGCGACATGCATGGCTTTGAAAGGCTCTTGCTCCGCACGATGATTGGCAAAGAGGGTGATGTTCCTATCGAGGCGAAAGCCTGGGCGACATACGCTTTTAATCTCAGTGCAACAGAGTACACTGACGAGCATGGCGTTAAGTTTGCGGCATGGCAGGAGCAGACACTTTCATTGACGGAGTTTGACGCTTTAAGGGTGAAGGACATATCAATCAAAGCGTAAGCAGTTTGTAAGGCGGTAGATTACGGTTTACCGCCTTAATGATTTTTGAGGAACACCATGAAAGAGCGCAAAGTAAAAGATTTGATTACACAGGGAATTGCTGATTACTTGAAAGGGCATATTCCGCAAGAAATGCCTGTAGGTTATAACCCCATTGAAAAAATCAGGGGTGCTCTTTTTTCATGGGTCAAAGTACCTTTTAATGGTGTTGATGTTTTCTGTCAATTAAGGTGCCCCAATGCAACGCAACTGGAGCAATGTGGCGACATATCCAATATTACGCTGGATCAGGAAAACCCGGATCACAAGTTTGAGTATGAGGACATAATCAAAATAAGAAACTATCAGGAAGCAATCTGCAAAATAGTTTTTAATGTTCCCACTTTTGACCATATAACAACCCTGGCCAAAAACAATGATTTTGTTATTTCAGAGAAAAAGGCGGAACTGGCGGCACTTGAAAAAAGATTTGATGAAAACAAAGATGAAATGACAGAAACAGAAAGAAGCGTCATTGAAAAGGAAATCCAGACCATTAACCTGCAGATAGGGTTCATTCTGCCAGACGACACCATGGCCTTTGTAACAAAATGGGCTATGGGAAATGACGTATCTGATATAAAGAAAATCACAAAAGAAAGCCTTTTGAGGGCGGCATGTCTGGCAAAAAACAACAATAAAGCTCCTTCCGATTACCTGTCCGGGGTTTACACCGATTATAACAAAAAGGAAATTGACGCTTATGCCGGCCATGTTTTACAGGAGTTTTTGAAGGATCAGGAGACGTTCAGGGGGGCTAAGTACCAGTGGTATCTGGGAGGGAAGAATAAGCAAAAAGCCTCATCTGATGAATTGCCAAAACGTTAAGAAGGCAGTATCATGGCATTATTGCGTTTCTGGAGGATTTGTTTATGAAGAAGGTAAAAGTTTTAGGACTGGTTTTACTGCTGGCTGGATTGGTATTATCTTGTGCTTCACAACCGCAAGCTGAAACAAATAGTGCTTTTTCGGTATTATGGGAAGGCCAAAATTTAGTAATAACCAATAATAGTAATTATACTTTAACAATAGGTACACCAGGCTTAAGTATTTATTTTTATGATCAAAGTATTTTTGATTTCCCGCATAATGTTTTTACTAATGCTCATTACTATATAAATGCTCGCTCTGGTATAATATATAATCACGATTTAAGATCAAAAGAAAAGGTTGTTATTCCAATAACAGAATTTGAGTATTTACCAGATAATTACCGACAAGCTGAACGAATTGTATTATCATTTTATAATAATAGTGAAAGACAGTTTGAAAGGATAGAAATAAATTGGCCTGATTATCCGCTTATTCCAAGAAATTTTAACATTGACGAGTGGACGGTTGATTATCGTTTTATGGGTGCTTTTAATCTATTATCAGTTGATTTTTCCGCAGATCAATCTGATGTCCCTGACCAAATCTACGGTGCTGCATATCTGGTAAATATAACTGATATGCCTATAGTTTTACCATTTTTTAGACCTTTTTCTTGGCTAGATTCTCGTATAGATTATTATTATAACCACATAACAAATAATATTATATCTGGAAATAGAATTGCTGGTATTACAAACACGGAAATTTTATTAGCAGACGAGGCATCTATAATCCATGATGAAAACTTAGGTGCGCATATAATTCTACAACCTAATGAAAAGGTACGTGCATTTGCACAAATTTTTTCCGAAGATGTCAGAATAAATTATCCTTATTCGTATTTTTCAATTGGTGTAACAGAACATCTTTTTACACCGTCAGCACAGGTTTTTCTTAATCCGGAATTATTTGGAGAATTGGCTTATAAATAACTAAAAACAGGGCGGTGCGTTGATAAACTGTCCCTGACCTTATATTTTATTATAAGTTGCTGACCGATATGCGGAAGCGACAATGAATCTCTTGGGAAACCGAGGGGAGCATTGTCGCTTTTTTTATTTTTTGGGTATGTAAGGAGACAGGCAAATGGCCGGTGAAAGTGCAGGAACAGTATACTCAGAATTAAGACTGGCTCTAAAAAATATCCAAAAAGATATATCAGACGCAACTCGTTTAATAAGGGGATTGGAAGATCCTGTAAATAAAACCGCTGACAATATTTCTGATAAGTTTTCCGAAATGGGAAATGACGTTGGAGAAGCTTTACAGGATTTGAGCAAGACTGGCGTTAATAAAATGCTCTCCATGATGAAGGGGATGCAGAAGGCAATAATGTCAGTCCCCATTGTCGGGGCTATTCTTGCTATTGTAGGCGTAGTAAAAAAAGCGTTTGCGGCAATTAGTGATTTTATAAACGAAACAACTGATGCATATATAAAAAGCCAACAAGAACTCGCAAAGCTCAACACTATAGTCGCAACCACAGGAGCTATTGCATGGGCAAGCACCAGGCAATTAAAAAATGACGCCGTTGAATTAAGCAGAAGCACCGGGTTTGCTGTTAATGACATTATGGCAATGCAGTCAAGGTTGTTGGGATATACAAATGTAATAGGCGAAACGTTTGATAGAGCAACTAAAGCCGCCGCGGATATGGCTGCGGTTTTAGGTATGGATGTGTCCTCTGCCGCTGAAACCTTGGGGAGAGCTTTGGATCATCCTATTGAAGGATTAACTTCTCTTATGCGGCAAGGTTTCCGCTTTAAGGGAGAGCTGAGAGAGCAGATTATTGAATTAACTGAAATGGGGAGAGTAGCAGAAGCTCAGGCGCTAATCTTGAAAGAGGTTGAAGAAACTTATGGGGGTGTGGCTTCTGCTATAAATGATGTTAATGCCGCACAAGCAAGGTTAACAGCAGAAACATTAAGGCTTAAAGAAGCAAGGGGTGAAAAAACCTCAGGGTGGAAATTATTTTGGCAAGATTATAGAGCTGATATTAAAGCAGCTAAAGCCGACATGCAAGAACTAAAAAATGCACGAGATCGTGCACTAAAAGCCGATTATACCGAGGCACTTGCTGGCATTGCTAGGCTAAGAGAAGATCTTTCTTCTGTAACAGATGTATCAGAAAGACTTGCCATTAGACAACGTATCGTAAACGAAGAATTGGAGTTGGGATGGGAGCAAATAAACGATCAATTAAAAATAGCGGAATATAACCTTGAAAAATATCAGAAAAGATTAAATCAAGACTGGTCTTATATAGATTTTGACGAATTAGAGCGAAGAAGACAAATTGTTGCAGAGCTTAAGAACCAACAGGAAAAACATGAAACACTGATTGAGGTAGAAAATAGAGCAGCAGAAGAAAGACAGCGACGTGAAAATGCAGAAAAAGCCGACAGAGATAAACTGGAGGAACTACAAAAACGCAGCCTTGAAATCGAAGCAAGCAGAATCCAATTACTTGAGGAAATAGCAAGAGCTGAAAGATCCGGCTTAATTACAAGTGAAGCAGCCCACCAGAGAAGACAGTCCGCTTATCAGTCAGAGGCAGACGCATTAAATATTCTTAATTCTCAATTAGCTCGATTAAATATAACCACAACCGCTGGAGGTATACAGCAAAGAGCATTATTGGGACAGATTGAAGGTTCATTCGCTTCTGCTACAAGGCAAACAAATTTTCATGGAGACGCAAATGACCGAATAGCACAAGGACTAAGGACGCAGGTTGAAGCAAGGGAAGAAATAAATAGGCTAACCAGAGAAGCTGCAGAAGCCGAACGAGCATACAGAGCAGAAATGGAAGGTTATATTTGGGATTTTGCCACACAAGAAAAGCATGATCAAGTTCAAAGAGCACATGAAGCGAATGTGGCGGCGAGAGCAGCATTAGGAACAATTGACCAATTAGAAACTAGGTGGAGAGAAGCCGAAACTGTTTTAACAGCCGCTAGTAGAGAAATAAGGGTACAAGTTGCGGAACGATATAGCAGTGCTTTAACAGAGTTAAACGCAGAATTTGAAGCATCTGAGCGTAACACAGTAGCGTATTTAACAAGACTTCGCAATATTCAACAAGAGGCTCATAAGGCATTAGAGGATGTAAGGATTCAACATGATTTACAAAGAGACAGTTGGAGAGGGTTTTTTACTGAAAGTGATGGGTTAGATCAGTATGCAAGGAATATTCAAAATACAACTAATCAATTAAGAGCTCTAGGAATTGAAGCCGAAGCTGAAGAAGAAAACAGAAGAATTGCACAAACACTCAAAGAGGTTAATGAAATAACCGGCAATTTGATTTATCAAAATATACGATTGCGTGGATCTGTCGATGAAATAAGAGAAGCTGAAAAAGCAAGGGCATGGCAACAGATTGAAAATGCTATTAACGCAATGAATGAGTCTGACCGTCATGCAAATGTAACGGCTCAGCAATTTGTAAAAATAAGGATGGATTTTGAAAAATTATGGGCAACAGACAAACCAGCAGAATTTTTTAAGAGCCTAAAAAAATACTACGAAGACTGGAAAGGCGTAATAGAAAAACATGGACAGCAGGCTGTTCAGATATTCTCGACTATCATGCAAGGCCGGGTTGACGCAGTAAAACGAGCTGTCGATGAAGAAAGGAGAATACTTGACCAACAGTACAAAGATGACAAAGATCGCCTTGAAGATGCTTATAAAGACAAGCTTGAATACATAGAAAAAGAAAAACAGGCGAAACTCTACGCCATGGGCTTTGTCGAAGCCGCCACGCAGGAACAACACGAGGAAGAATTAAGAAAAGCCCTTGAATCCGGCGATCAGCAAGCAATATACCTCGCTCACAGTAATATGAAGAAATTCCAGATAGAGGAAGACTTCAAACAACAGTCAATTGATGCTGAAAATGAATACAATACTGCCAAAGAAGAAATGGATAACCAGTACGCCAACGACAAAGCACAACTTGACTATAAAGTGGCATTGGCAAACTGGAAAATGCAACTCCTAAACGCTGCAGTTGCCGCTTCAATGGCGACGTTACAGGCCCTAGCGGCTCCCCCAGGGTTCCCGCTGAACGCTCCAAACGTGCTGGCTGTTGGTGGAATGGGCGCTGCTCAAACTGTTGTAATTACTAAAAATAAACCCCAATTACAAACATTTACCCAGGGAGGCATTGTTGCGGGAAACAGTTATTCTGGTGATAACATGCTGGCCGGATTAAACAGTGGCGAGATGGTGCTAAATAAACGGCAAATTCAAAATTTATTTGATGCCATTAACCAGGGGAATCTTGGGAGCGGAGAAAAAGAAGTCCATATCAATGTCAATGTTCCAGTTAATATGGACGGTAAGCAAATGGCGGTAATAATAGCAAAATACATAAACAACCGCCAGGTATTTATCAACCAATCAAGCGTGGTGCCAAGATGAACGTATACCCTGTAAACGCTGTGGAAGCAGCAACACTGAACAGTACTGAAAAAGCATCCTATTCAAGGCTGGAAGATCTCCATAACAGATATTTGGATTATCAGGTCGATTTTACCAGTAATGACATTCTCTTAAAAGGAGTGTGGAGCAATTTAATTCCTATGGATTCTTTTATTATAGGAAACACTAACGCTGTCTCCGGCCGGCTTGAGTTATTAAATGACGAAGAAGTAGTTTTTAACCAGGATTTTGCAATAGAAAATCTCTTAACCATCATACAAATAAAAGATGAATTTAATAAATTGGATAAAAAGCAAATAAACAATTTCAACCTATCATTACAGGGCGATCAAAAAATATCCCTTGGTTACATTTACACAGGCGAAACCTGGATATTACCTCGATTTGTCGTCTCACCCAAGACACATTTGCAAGTCAGAAGCCAGGGCGGTAGGACGTTTACCGGACAGGCAACAGGAGTACAGGCAGAAACGCTCCGAACTTTCGGTGCAACATATAACCGTGTGGATAATCAGGAGAAAAAGACATTTGATGACTACATCAGCGGAGTGCAAACAATAGTCCCCCATGTAATAGATCCGTACCCGGAAGCCCATGATGAATTTTTACCGTTTTTCGCAACTGTGTCGAATTATGGAGAAGCAGACAAACGGCGCGAGAACGGATTTTTCTGGAATTTCACTTGCGAATGGCAGGAGGCAAGATAAATGGCAACAATGATACTGGAACCGGCTGACAGTAATCCTGACACTACTGCATGGATGCAGTTGTTAGGCAAATTAACAACAACAACCAGAGGCCTTATGCTGGTTGACTATACCGAGAAACGTACTACAGGAGTTCCGAGAATAGTTGCCGGAAGTATGTTTGAGTTAAACGGCTCTTTTTATCAGGTACCAGCCGATGAGGAAATTGTAAATTACAATTTAGTTGGAGATGGTTTTACATACGCTTACGCAGAAGCTATGGGATCGGGCATTGCAAGGTTTATTTTCAACAGCTCCCCGCCTGAATATCAGGTGCAAAAAGGCGGCTGGTATCACCCAGAACAAAACATGCGGTGTTTGATGTCATGTTATAAACAAAGCAATACTCTTTGCCGAACAAAAACCCTTGTCGGAGTAGAAACGCCTTTTTTCAATGAGCCTATAGATACCACTGGGGTACTAATATCGAGTACAAATTCAACACAAAGAATTATTAAAAAGGAAATCGAAGCAGGATATTATCGTATAGTAATCAAAGGTGGAAACGGCGGGAATGGCGGTACCGGAGGAACAGCAGGGCAGTCAAGACGAAGACAAACCGCAAGTAGTATCCAATTAGAATCAAATCCACAGACTGGTTCAGCAGGTTCAGCGGGAACGACAGGACAATCCAAAGAAATTGTTCTGTGGCTTGATAAAGGCTCTGTAACCTTAATTGCTGGACGAACCGGGACAAATGGCGCCAATGGAGCAAACGGAGAAACATCAACCACTACCACTAATAACGACCGTTGGAGAACAGGCGGAATGGGTGGTAATGGGGGAAACGGTGCTGATGGTGAAGACAGCATTTTATTAAACAATGGGAAAATAGTTGTAATTCAGTTAGGCGGAAATGGTGGTACCGGTGGAAATGGCGGCCAAGCGACAAGAACAGCTTCATTTCAGTATTATGATGATGCTTCTACTCCTTTCTGGGTTGATAATAACCCAACAAGTTATGAGGCACTTTTAAACAATCCTAACCGGCAAAACAACGGAGCAAACGGAGCAAATGGCACAGGGTATCAAACTGCTTCCGTTACCGGATCTGTGTCTCTCTTTGCACTATAGGGAGTATAAGCGTTGGCAGGAATACCCATTGTTCAACTTTCCAATACAAATGACCTCACTGTTACTGTAACAGCTTATGACAGCCCTATATGGAAAGCCAGACTGTGGTTAGAAAATTACGAAAAAAACCTGCCTTTTATGGTGGACGATGATACAGAATACAGCCGTTCCGAAATAACAATTGGAAATTTATTTATTGATTTTGTTGAATACTTACGAGTAAACTCATACGAAGAATTAAGAAAAACTGATTTGTCATGGTGGATCGACCCTGATGAACCGTCAGTTTTGCTTATGCACTTTAAGCACAGTAATCCGCCGTCCAGCTTTATATCATTCAAAACTGGTACTCTTTTGGCGTTCAGTTATGGGAAATCTGTTTTACTGGGAAGACACAAAACATATCCGCTCCTTTTAGAATTTCCTGAAATAGAGGACAGCAGTGATAATTTTGAGTATAAGAGAATGGCTTTTTCCACCGGAAATGTTGTTATTGACAACAGCACTGGGATGCTGGATGAGTTTACCGGATTATTTGGAAATGATATAAATTTCCTGAATCTGACAGAAGATGGATCACTGGAGTTTATAAGACAGTTTTATGTAGAAAAATATACCATCGGGCTTGACAGTATAAAACTCTCTGTTAAAGACAAACGGTCTCGGCTGACGCTTCAGGCACCGAATACTTTTTACACATTGGAAAAATATCCGCACATAGAGGACAATCTGGAGAATAAAGTTATCCAGGATGCATACGGATATTGCAGAGGCGTTACAGGAACCTGTCTTAATCGAAAAGAAATATACACGAAGTTTCCATTATTTGAAGGGGAGGAACTTGTAGAGGAAGGCGTGTTTAATGACTGGTTCCAGTTTCATTTTGCACGCAAAATTACCAAAATAGAAAAAGTCTTTGCAAAAATGAATGATGTATGGACAGAAGTGTTCCCCGGGTTAGGAGTAGAAGGAAATGAACCGGCTCCATTATCTGATGATCCTGATGAACCAGCGGTAATTTATTGGCAGGATAGAAACCCTCACCCTATAAAAATAATCCATAAAAATAAATTTGGAATTGAAGTAAAGTCTACAATACCTGATAATGGTATCCTAACCGGAGATACGCTTAATAACGATGGGCGTATAGAAATCTGGTGGAGCCAGGCTATGCGTGATAACCGGGGGCATTTGCACCGAAGAAACGGAGATGCCAACACGGTAAAGATGACAGGGGTTTTTGTTGATCTCCATTCCCCCGGCGACATAGTAAAAGACATGATGACTTATTATGGACATTTGCCCTATGAATCCTCTTATTTTGATTTATCTGACTGGGAACGAGAAATGGAAGGGGGGAGGCCGATAGGGATATGTCTTGACTCTGCAAAAAACATTTATGACTGGATAGAGCAGATACAAAACGGTGCTTTATTGGGCTTCCAGCTTTTGATAAACAAAAACCTGTTCACAGCCCGAGTTGACAATCCAAGTAGAGACGAAAGTTTTAACATCCATTGGGCTGAAATACTAAACCGTAATGAAGTGGAGCTGGAACTTAACGGAGACAAGTACGCCACATTTACAACTATAAACTATTTACAAGACTATACAGACAAAGAATGGAAAACTGAAATCGACCAGTCCAGACAGACCGCTATTATGGATGTTTATAAATACGAAAAAGAATTTGTAAACAATGCCTTTTTATCCGGCGCCGGTGATGTGGACATGGCTAGAAGGGATGTCCTTAGAAAGAGCAAAACAATTCTTGATAATTTTATGGAAGTCAGACCGATATATCGTGGGATTCAGTTAGATGGGCTGCGGTTAAACGAAATAAAATTATTTTCCACTGGCTGGATAGATTTTACTGTAGAAATACCCAGGCAAATGAAAATTATTCAAAAGTACATGAAGCCGAGGCAGCATCATGGGAAAATGCGAGTTAAAGTTTTGTCATATAAACGTAACTGGAAAGACAGAACAATAACAATTGATGTAATTGCCGATGAAGAATTATTTGTTTATATAGACGGTATGGAGCCAGACTTTCAGGATTTTGATTATAAATTTGATTATGATCAAATGTATGCAGAGACACTGGACAGCGAATACGAAGTAATAATCGATGAAGGAGTAATATAATGGCTGAAGTTATTAAGGCAATCGTCAGAGTAAGACGTGGAACATTTGCAAAATGGGGAGAAGCAAATCCTGTACTAAAAGAAGGCCAAATGGGCTTAGTCTCTGATGGACAGGACAAAGGAAAAATTAAAGTTGGCGACGGTATTACTGCCTGGAATAATTTACCTTACACAATCGGCGCCGATGGAAAGGCCGGAACATTAGAGAGTATCGAAACAAGAACGATCGAGGCTGGAGAGCCTGCAACTGTAGCCAATATAGGAACTGGAAATGCAGCTGAATTGGTATTTGAAATTCCTCAAGGCGAGAGAGGATACCCAGGGCAGGTAATTCCCAATATAACAGGTTTGTCAGACATTGACGCACTTGACCTTGACAATTTATTGTATGTTTTTGACCAACAAGAAGGATTATTAAAAAAGGCGTCTTACGAAAAATTTAGAACAACAATTTACTCGAGCATTTATCGTATTGGCTCCGGTTACACACAAGGTCCTAACGATCCAACGCCTGTGGAAATGGGCTTGCCAGGGAGCTGGGTAATATGGACTAACAGGGCAGAAATCTATGAAATGGCGACAACCTATCCGACTGGGACACTGGCGAATTATACAACTGGAGCAAATTACGCTAACAATGCGTATGTGATTTATCAAGTGCCGGGAAGTAGCCATAGGCGTATAGTGAGAGCAAACAAAGCTATTACAGGTGCACCAGCGGATCTAAACCCCATCGACTGGATATTTCCCGGTGAAACAAACTACGGACATACGATCACAAGGGTCGCAAGACGGCAGGTGCAAGACTCATGGACTGCCAATGATCTGGCGGTGGGCGGAACTGTTTCCGGCGGAACATACAACGGTAGGCGGATACTGGGAGTGATTACCAGAGCAGGTACGTTCCCCTCGTGGGCTGGCGGATATAGACCAACGTTTGAAACTGGCGGGGTTCAAAGGGATGGGATTAGGGACATTACGGGCGAATATCTCCCAGGAGGTGCAAGTAG